ATAATAACAAATGATTAAATAAAGAGAGGGACATCAGTGTCCCTCTCTATTTTTTTAGTAACAACTTAAATTAAATAAAATGAAAACAAACACAACATCAGTAGATAAGACCTACAAATTAAAAAGCAATGCAACGCCAATATCTTTTACGTTGCCATCTAGGAACACATCTAGATACCCACTTCTTTATTTTGATGAAGAACAAAACATTAACAGGCCTTTGCGATATGCAAGAAATCAAAAATCACCATTTGAAGATGAGCAAGACGGAAATTTTCTTCTTGAACCAATAATCTTTGATGATGGGTTTTTAACTGTTCCACGAACAAATCCTGTATTACAACAATTCCTACATTATCATCCATTAAATGGAAATGCTTTTATAGAAGTAAACAAAACAGTTGATGCTGCAAAAGAAGTTGAAGATTTAAACTTTGAAGTAGACGCATTAATTGAAGCAAGACAATTAAGCATTGAGCAACTTGAAGTAGTAAGTAGAGTAATGTTTCAAAAAGATGTTACAAACGTATCAACTGCAGAGTTGCGTAGAGATGTATTAATATATGCTAAAAAAGAACCTAGATCATTTTTAGAAATACTTAATGACCCTTTACTTAAATTACAATCAAACGTGCAATTATTTTTTGCTCATAATTTATTGCAATTTAGAAATGGACAAAGAGAAGTATGGTTTAATACAAAGAGCAATAAGAAGAAAATGATGAGTATACCATTTGGTGAAGACCCATTTGAAACAGTTGCTTTATTCTTGAAGTCAGATGATGGTCTTGAGGTTTTAAAGTTCTTAGAAATAAGTCTAAAATAATCAGTATATTTGTACTTTATTAACCATTTAAACTTTTTAAACAATGGAAAAATTTTTAAGTATCCCGGTAACAAACGAGCAGAATCAAATAATATCTGCAACAGGTATTGTTTTGATTTCTCAAAATTCAGTAACAACTGTTCATGTACACTACAAGGCAAGTGCCGCAAGTGATGTCTTGACAATTACACATGTTGCAGCACCATCAGGTGATGAAACTATGCGTGACGCAATTCAAAATGCAGTTGTCGCTGCTTTGACAACATCATGGACAAATGTTTTATACACTGTTCAAGGTTTACCTTATGAAGTAACAGGTATTACTGTTGCATAAGATTAATTAATTTTAAAACAAAGAGGCACTTTAATAGAGTGCCTTTTTTTTTATTATCTTTGTAGTATGATAAACTCTGTAAGGAATACTGTAATTGCTATTTTAAATAAAAATAACTACGGATATATTTCTCCATCTGATTTTAATTTGTATGCCCAACAAGCACAATTAGAATTATTTATGAAATATTTTTCTGATTATAATGCAATTATAAACAAGGAAAATGCTAGGGGGTCAGGAACAGATTATGCCGATTTTGGAAAATCTTTTGCTGAACAAATGGAGGAATTTATAGTAACAAATACATTAACAAACACATCAGTAACCACTAATTTATCAAATACATATTACCTTCCATCTTTAGCAACCACAGGAGATGAAGAGTATTTAATAAATAAAGTATTGTGCTACTCTAAAATACTTTATGGTGGTGTAAACACCGGAGTTCTTTCATTTGAATTAATAGATACATTTGCTGATTTTATTTTAGAAGGAGTTTCAGTTGGAGATATTGTAACTAATACTTCAGTTGCTCCAATGGTAACGGCTATAGTAACATCTGTAAGCACTTCATCATTAACTCTTTCTGCTGATATATTTACATTAACTCCTGAATCTTATAGAATTTTTGATTCTTCAGTTCAAAATGAAGCAGAAAAAGTTTCAGCGGGAAAGATAACATTATTAAATATGTCGCCTATTACATCGCCATCTGTTAACTATCCTGCATATACTCAAACAGGTGACTTAATAACTTTTTATCCATCAAGTATTATAAACTTACCATTACAAGTTGAAGCAACTTACTTTAGATATCCTAAAGTACCTAAATGGACATTTACTTCTTTAGCAAATGGTGAGCCTGTTTTTAACCAATCACAACCTGATTATCAAGACTTTGAAATAGGAATGCAAAATGAAACTTCATTAGTTGTTAAGATACTTCAATATTGTGGTATATCAATTAGAGAAACATTAGTTGCTCAGTTTGGAAAGCAAGAAGAGATGGAGAACAATGCACAAATACCATAATATATAAAACATGGCGTATATATCACAGTATGAATATTATGAGAATAATGGAGCTAATCCCGAAGGTTTAAATTGGGGTTCGTACCAATATGTTAGTTTGGCTGACATTGTAACAAACTTTCTTTTAATGTACTCAGGAAATCATTCTTTAGTAAACAACGAAGAAAGATATAAGATATTGTTCCACGCAAAACGTGCAGTTCAAGAATTAAACTATGACGCATTTAAAGAAATAAAAATTTTAGAGTTAAATGTTCCCGCTCAACTACGATATATTTTACCTTCTGATTATGTTAATTGGGTAAGAATATCTGTATATGAAAATGGTTTATTAAGACCATTAAGTGAAAATATTCAACCTCTTTCGTCATTAGCATACCTTCAAGATAACCTTTCAAACATATTATTTGATATGAATGGAAATGCTCTTTCTCCTCAACAGTCTACTTTAGATTATGATAGGATTACAGGAACAAAGAAGTCAATATATTTAAATGCAGGAAACCAATTTAATGGTCAAATGGGTTGGAATGTTGATGGCAATTGGTATTTTGATTATGCTATTGGTGCAAGATTTGGTTTAAATACAGAAACGGCAAATGCTAATCCTACATTTTCAATAGATAAAAAATCAGGAGTTATTAATTTTGACTCGGGAATGTCTGAGAGATTATGTATTCTTGAATATGTTTCTGATGGAATGGAGAATGGTGATAATTCTTTAATTACCGTAAACAAACTATTTGAAGCATATGTCTATGCTTTTGTAAAATATGAGATTTTAAATTCTAAATTTGGCGTTCAAGAGTATATTGTTCAAAGAGCCAAAAAGGATAAGCAGGCGTTATTAAGAAATGCAAAAATAAGAATAAGCAATATTCATCCCGGTAGACTTTTAATGAATTTAAGGGGATTAGATAAAATGTTAAAATAATATGCCAAAGTTTACTAGAAATTTTACTGCAGGTAAGATGAACAAAACTTTCGATGAGAGAGTTGTTCCTAATGGCGAGTATATTGATGCAATGAATGTCAGAATGGGTTCAACAGAAAATTCTGAATTTGGAGTTATTGAAAACACAAAAGGAAATTTTTCACTTACAACCTTAAAATTTCAAAATACATTATTAAGTGTAGATGCTAGATGTATTGGTGCATATGAGGATGGTTCAATAGAAACTATTTATTGGTTTGTGCATGACCCTAGTTTTCCATTAGGTGCTACAGGGAAGCTTGACTTAATTGTTTCATTTAATACAACTACATTATCTTTAACGTATCATGTTATTACCATAAATGATGGCGGTAACATAGATACAACATTAAACTTTAATCCTAAGTATTTAATTACAGGGGTAAATAAAATAGAAAACTTATTATTTTTTACGGACAACTATAATGCTCCAAGGGTAATAAATGTAACTAGCAGTTATGCTTTCCCTAACAACGGGGCACCGATTCTTGATGCGGGAGGCCCTACAGGGCAAGCGCTACTTGAAGAATCATTGCTTGTAATTAAAAGACCACCTGTAGAATCTCCAACTGTAGAATTAAAAAATACTCAGGGAGAACAAAATTTTTTAGAAGAGAGGTTTATATCATTTGCTTATAGATATTTATATGCAGATGGTCAATACTCAGCTACATCTCAATGGTCTGACATTGCTTTTTCACCAAATGGGTTTCAATTAACTATTGAGGCATATTTGAATGAGGGAATGATAAATGCCTACAATGCTTGTGAGGTAACTTATTATACAGGAAACTCTCTTGTTTTAGGAATAGACTTATTATTTAAGCAGTCGGAAAGCAATATAATAAAAATAATTGAGAAACAAAATAAGGCGGATTTAGGTATTCCAAATAATTCATATCAAACTTTAACGTTTGACAATAGCAAAATCTTTACTGTTTTACCTGAAGCTGAATTATTAAGGTTGTATGATAATGTTCCAAGGTTTGCTCAAGCTCAAACGCTTATGGGAAATAGATTGATGTATGGAAATTATATTGAAGGATATGACTTAGTGTCTGCTAATGGGCAACCATTGCAACTTACATATGAAGCAAAATTACTTGAAGAAGAAGTATCGTCAGAAACTTTAACTTCAAGCGGTGAAAATTCTGTTTACACTATAAATACAATTAATAGTGTACCTCTTTCTACTTTAAGAATAGATTTTTCTTCTTTAGTCCTACCAAGTTATGCATCAAATTTAATAGCAGGAGCTACAATACAAATTCAATTACAATTTTCAAGCGATGGTTATACAGGCGGTGGACCACCTACAACATCAACAGGGCCTACAACTACTTCATTAACATTTACTCTTGCTCAAAATTATGCTTCTCCATTTGCTTTATCTCAAAGTACTGAATTTCAAGAATGGGTAGGGACAGTTGGAAATATACTTCCTGTATATAGTCCAATTCCTTTAACTCCTACTTCTTGTGATGGAGGTACACTTACGGATTATTTTAATTGTGCTATACCTTCAACTCAAGCTAGTGGATGGGAAGCAAGAGCTTCAGGAATTAATGGTATAAATGAACCTATAGCAATAATAGCAAACCTTGCAAATCCTTATATTGACTTGCAATTAGTTGCAATGCAATATGAAGACACAGCTAATCCCGGAATTTATGCGTATGAATATTATAGTATAGTAAGCAGTCTTGTTACATTCAATAAACTTGGAAATGCAAGAAGTTTACATAGCAATAGAGGATATGAGATAGGAATTGTTTATATGGATGATTTTTTACGTTCATCAACAGCTCTTGTAAGTCCTGAGAATGCCGTTTATACCCCTTGCTCATCATCAGCAAGTAAAAACTCAATAGAGGTTAAGATACCTGTGTCACAGATTGCTCCATATTGGGCAACAAGATATAAGTTTGTGATAAAACCTGACCAAGAAGGATATCAAACAGTATACTCAACTCTTGTAGTTCAAGATGTAGATTTTTTTTGGTTTTTACTTGAAGGTGAAAATATGCAAAAAGTTGAGGTCGGAGATAGGCTTATTGTAAAAAAAGATTCAAGTGGTCCAACTAACAGTTGTATATATACAACTGTTTTAGAAAAAATAGCAAAACAAATAACAGGACCTTTTCCTATTGCAGGAGTTTATATGCGTTTGGAAGCAGGTAATTTTACCACTGAAATTAGTCCTACTCCAATTTTTTCTGTCGGTGAAGGTATAACGGGCTCTGTTGTAAAAGTGCCTTGGTCAGACCCTGATTTTCCTGTTCCTCCTGCATTAATGTACACAGACCTTGCTGTTCCTGTTGGTTCAGTAATAAAAATTATGGCGTATACTTTTGTTGCAGCTGATTTTTGGACAGGTTGCTCAAAAAAAGAAATAAATCCGGGTAAGATTTATTGTTCTTTTACTGCTACTCAAAGTTATGCTAATTTAGAGAGTTGGTTTACAACAAATAATGCAGCTATTACAACTGCAATTCAAAACGCAAGTCCACCTACAGGAATGAGTGTAGTATATATGGGCTATTCTACTATATCTAATTCTGCTATGAGTACTATGGTAGCTTCAGGAATATCTAGAACTGTTATGAGGTTTTATATAAATCGTGATCCTGCTGATAATTTGTTAAAACTTTGGATGTCGGGTACAGAACCTTGTGATGGAGATGATGATAATTCTAGAACAGAATTAGAGTTTACATTACAAAGAACTGCAATAGAACCTGACTTTATATTTGAAACGCTTCCAATAGATGCTTTACCCGATGTATTTTTTGAAAACAATTTATCTTTTCCTATTAGCAGTCAAGGAGACCACTTATCTAATGGTGCTCCGGGTGATGTGTCTCAAGATATTGCAAACAACATTGATGGTAAGTTTGACACAGGATTTTTTAATTGTTTTTCTTTTGGCAATGGAGTTGAAAGTTATAAGGTTAGAGATTCAATAGTAGGAAGAGAATTTAATCTTGGAGAAAGAGTAACATCTGTTTCTGCTCAAGATTATAGAGAAGCACATAGGTTTTCAGATATAACATATAGTGGTGTATATAACACTGAATCCAACTTAAATAAATTAAATGAGTTTAATTTAGGACTTTTAAATTATAAATATTTAGAGTCTTCTTTTGGATATATATATGTTTTAGATGGTAGGGAAACAGATGTACTATGCCTTCAAGAAGATAAGATATCATATGTGTTAGCAGGAAAGAATTTATTGTCAGATGCTGCAGCAGGTAGAGCATTAACATCAGTTCCTGAAGTATTAGGAACTCAAATTGCAAGAACTGAAAAATATGGAATAAGCCATAACCCTGAAAGTTATGTTCAATGGGGTGCTGATAGATATTTTACTGATACAAAGAAAGGTGCTGTAATTCATATTCAAGGAAATTCAATGCAAAGCGACCAACTCCAAGTAATATCTGAATTAGGAATGAGAACTTGGTTTAGAGATGAATTCATTGATGCTCAAACTACACAGAAACTTGGTGGGTATGACCCATACATGAATGAATATGTATTGACAAGTAATGACATACAATTACCAAGTCTTGCAGAATGTATTGCATGTGGTCAAATAAATGCATTTAGCATAGACAACACTGATAATCCTGAAAGAGTAATACGTTATTGCTTAAAATTAGATTCATGTATTGGAGATGGAGATATTTCATTAGAAACATATGATATAATAGCAGGAGGAATTACTTTAGATGTTACTTATGATGGAACTACAACTTCATCAGGTTTTATTACATCTTCAAATCAAATTATACTTATTCCTTATATAGTAAATAATCCTCTTGTACTTGAATTACAAATTGTTATAACAATTCCTGCAGGTGCAAGCCTTGCTTTTGATGTTAACAATGAATGTAGACAAGTATGTACTCCAATAAATTTAGTTCAAGTAGTAATTACTGATGATTCAAATTCAGGAAAGTTTATACATAATCAATATAATTATTCTAAACCTTCAATACCATATTCATCACCATTGCAAAGTAATCAAGTTACTTTTGCTTTGCCAACTCATCCTAATTATAGTCAAATTATATCATATTATAATATTGCTGTAGGATTTCAAGGTCAAGGAAGTTTTCCATATCCCGGAGTAGATATGAACTTATATACAGATAAATTTGGAATTGATGAT